CCCCGGAGCGGATTTGGTTTGCCGTAGACAGTTTGGACAGCAAGTCCTCATTCTGACCGGCCAATCCGTTCATATAGCTCTGCTGGGCAGCAGGCACGGTGTAGTCCGTGTCATAGCCACCGGCCATATTCTCTTCTGCGTTAGTCTGCGTGTCCGCTGCTGCCAGCTTTGACAGCGCCGCATAGTCTCTGGCATAATCGCCGAACACATCGGCGTTGCCGAAATTGGAAGACTGGGCACGGCGATTGAGAATATCATCCACCGCACCCTCTACCATCTTAGCGAATGTACCGTTACGGTAAGGGCCAATTGCGCTGAGTTTCTTGTCATAGTCGTTTCTGTTCTTCTGTGCGTTCTTGGTTGCCGCAGACTGTTTCACCTTGCCAAGCGCTTTTCTGGCCTTAGAGCTGTAGCTCATTCCAAACCCTCCTTACTTCTTGTTAAGAATTTTTCGCTGCAGTTTGTTATTCCGATCGGCAGTAGCCCTTTCCTGTTTGCGTGCCTGCTGGCTCTCGTTCAGGTTGCCGTAATGCTGCTGTTGACCGGCGGCAAAGCTGCGATCATCGTTCCATTTCGTATAACCGTTGGAAAGGGAAGTATTGAACCGATTCGTGTTGTACTCCATATTGTTATAGGCGTTGCCCACAGCGTCCTGATACCGTCCATACTGCTGCTGATTCACATCATCAAGAAGGCCATAGGCGTTCTGTTTACCTTGCTGCTGTTGGTCATATTTCTGATACGCCAGGGACAGAAGCTGCGACTGCGTATTGGACAGGTTGTTCAGCTGTGCCTGGCGGCCAGCATTCCCCGCCGTAGTCGCCGCAGAGGATGCATAGCCACCTGTTGCTGACGCCATCTGGCCCATCGTGTCCAGCATATCATTACGGCCCTGCGCCTGGTACTGTGCCTTATAGGCCTGGTATGCAGCGTCATTGTCTGCGTCATAAGAAAACTTAGACTTCAAGATGCCACCCAACATGTTTTGCAGCCGAGCGGTATAGTCCGTCAAGCCGTTTGCCTTGGCGTATCCGCCATACCCGCCGTTTAATAGAGAATTGTAGCCCTTTACGCTGGCATCCATGTCCTGCTTTTCCTTGGAATTCATCAGGGCTTTGTAGTCCTTGGATTTGGTCCATCCGCCACTGTAGCTATTGACTTTTTTCGTCCAGTCATTCAAATTTTTTTGAGCAGCAGTTTGCTTTGGTTTGCTTTTCTTCGGTTTACTCTTTGCCATTTATCTGATCCCCCATATATACGATATTGTTCGTGCAGTGATCGTCACACTGCCGCTTTTTACATTGGCAGAATAGCAGCTGTCAATCGTCACCGTATTTCCTGCATAGTCGCCGTCCACGGACCACACAGTAAAGCTGTCTGTTGCGCCAATGTGCGTATGCGACCCACGAACGGCAGTACAGCTACGGTCTCCGTCCAGAATAGGGCACAGAGCGTGCATCCAGCTATTGCTAAAGCGGATAAGCAGAAAGCGGTAGTTGTCCACACTATCATTCAGCGTGATGGTATCGCCAGCCTTTGCGGTGCTCCCGCTGAACAATAGAGCGGATGACCGACCGTCCCGGATCATCTCGTCCACCTGCTCCGTTTTCAGGCCTTTTGTACTCTGCTGATCGCTGTCTCCGCCATTGGTTAATGACGCCAAAAAAGTCCGCGTCAGGTTCTGTTCATCCATGTTGTTCAGCGCATAATTCAACTTATCTGCCATCTGGTTCAGGTACAGATACAGACGCTGTATCCGCTGACTATCCGTTACGCCGTCAGACGGCTTACCAATGTTAAAAGTCATAAGTCACTCCCTAAAGTCATTGTGTTTGCGATACTGATCACCCGAACATCTCCGCAGCCTTCCAACCGCAGCGCATAGTGATCGCAGGCTTGCGGAACGATATTCAGCACTTCTGTCTTAGGTGTACCATTACCGGTCAACACACCCATTTGGATCCACTGCCCGCTGCTGTCGTACTGAATAAAGGCTTTGAGCACAGCGCCCAGTGCGATCTTGGCCCGCAGGTTAATACGGCTGACGATCTTCTTATCCGGGTATGAAAAGTCTATGGCGCCGGTCTCCGCGTACCATTCCACCTTGCTTTCCGTTTGGTACGGTTCCAGTCCAGACAGGGCTGTCTCATTGTGTCGGCCAAGCTCATGGAAGATACAGTCCGGGTCCATTGCATAAACCGACCCGGTGTAATCAGTGATAAAGTGCAGATACCGTGTTCCGTTCAGACGCACCCACAGGCTGGTATTCAGGTCATAAACAAAGGTCTCGTAGCCGCCGTCTGTCTCGTTCTTCATGGAGATATAATACTTGCCAAGAGAACTTCCGGCGTTGGCTTCTGTGTATCGTGTATTACCCAGGGCAGCAGAAATGTTGGTCACCGTGCTGCCATCAAATACACATACGCCGTCCAACGACTTATAGAATACTGCTCCATTCAGCACTGCCAGCGAGCCGGAGCAGTCATTTTCAACGCCGCGATCTTCAATGGCAATGCGTTGGTATGCCGCCGGATAGCCGCCGTAAATGCCATAAATCTTATTTTGTTTGAAGAAGTACGACATATCGTTTAAGGACACTGCGCCGGTAAACGGCTCATCATCACCCAGGGACAATGCGTAGGAGTCGGACGCCGTATTCTCAAAGCAGTACCAGTTGGTCGGATCACCCAGTTTGCTGGCATAGATTTGGTTAATGTGCTTACCTGTAGAATCGTAACCGTACTTGCAGCCCCACACACGGTTTTGGGCAACGGTCACATAGTCCAACTCCGGGATCACTTTTTCTATTCTGTTTGGACAGTGATATGTGGAATTGATGGCACGCCGCAGGCCCTTAACGATCAGCCAGCTGCCATCATCGGCTACCGAATGCACATTTGCCCATTCGGTAACAAACACGCTCTTGCCAGCGGACACCGATAACCTGATCGTATCGCCCGCCTTAACGGAAGCGAGTACATCATCTTTGATTTCTGTTGTGTCCACAAGCACATAGGTCACCGGAACCGCGATCCAAGCGTCAGCCGTAGACGAATACGCCTTGAACACAGGCGCATCATCGTTGGTGGTATCTACCCAGTATGTGTAGAACCAGGTGTTTGAAAACAGCACATTATCGACTGTCACCCAAGCGCCATCTTCCTTTTTGTACAGCGTGCCCTGACTGAATTTTTTAAGCCCGCTGCCTGTGGTCCCGGTAGTATCCAGCCAATAGTCATTACTGTCCACGCCAGGGTCTTTATCCTGCCGCTTCCACGCACTGGCAGCCGCAAGCGTCTTTAGTGCGCCGCTGTCTTGCATAGCCAGCAGCTCGCCATTTGACCGCACAACATAAGTACCTATAGCAGCACCAGCAGGTTTTGCAGCACTATACACCAATCGCGTGTAGACCGTGCCGTCCGCACTACACATATCGCAGCCGAAATAAGTATCAGTCGTCTTGTTAAACGCCAGCGGCAGCACGCCCTTGTCCGGCTCCTCCGTATCAAAATACAGGCCGTATGGGAAGATCAGAATTTTTGTACCGAAGTTTAGCAGTTGCAATTTGCCGTCTACGGCTTGCAATTCAGGCATTTTTTCTCTAAAGCTATAATGAGCTCCGCCATAGTACAAAACATCATTAAATGCTGCTGTTATCTGCTGGTTTTTAATTAGACAGCCAACATTCTTACCGGAAGCCGCCACATCAATAAATGTAAATGTTCGTGGATCAAGTGTGTTAAACCTATCTACATCGCTCTGTGTATGGTTTAGGCTCTTCTGCTCTAACGCATCAATAATTTCTTTATCAGAAGCGTTCTGCTGTGTTTCGTCCTTGTAAATGGGTCTTTGTGCTTCCCATTCATATTCCCTATAAATCACATCGACCACTAAGACTTTATCCGTTTCGGTTTCCATCTTCACATTCTTGCCAATCTTAAAAAAAACGCCATTATCAAAAGTGTGTTCGTCCGATCCAATATGAATACGCACATCAGCATACGGAGCAGCTTCAAATCCAACATACGAAACTGCTTCATCAAAAGCATACGAAGCCGAACCATCTGGTCCTAATCTTACCGCAATTTTTTCTTTCAGTGCCGACTTGAAGCGAATAAAGTATCGAATGGTCATAACTCTCCAAACTACAATTTTCGGATCCAAAGAGTTTCCTACTTCATCTCCCGCTTTGCCATATTTGTGAACCTGAAACGCACTGTTCACAATCGACATCCGATTGTAGACACGCTCATCACCATCTAATGTGTAAATTTCACCTATAACCTCACTGTCAAACTCAGGATACTTGTACCGGTTCACCGGCGCACGGTTGGACAGCATAGGGTAGTCGTCCAAAGTGATATTCTCTGTATTAAAGAACTCTCCGGCCTGCTGCACAACGCGGTGATTATAGCCAAGGA